TGGCAAAGGTATTCAAAATGAAAAACGATACAGTTTAAGTGCTGACTTATACGCATGATGTACAGTCAAGATAGTTTCTCTTTTCTATCAGAGAAAATGCCACAAAATTTATATCAAGAATTACTTTCTTACACACAGAGAAGAAGGAAGGAAGAGACTTGGAATTACAACAACAAACTTGCTGGTGCATTAGAACAACAATCTAGTTTATCTGATTGGAGTTCGCAGTTTGAAGAATATGTTGTTAGACTATCTACACAGTTATGGTCTCAGGTATATCAAACATGCCCGTGGGATTTTCAAGATACTAAAAATGTAACTCCTTTCATAAGACTAAGAAACCTATGGGTAAATTATCAGCAACAGTATGAATACAATCCTATACATACTCATTCTGGTATTGTAAGTTTTGTGATCTTTACAGATATACCATATGGTTCTGAAGAAAGAGAATCACATAATAGTAATGGTTCATTTCAATTAGAAGCAGATGTGCTTCCAGTAGATAACTCTTGGAACGGTGTGATACTTATGTTTCCATCTACAACTAAACATGCTGTATATCCTTTCAAATCTACACAGAAAGAAAGGGTTACAGTATCTGGCAATTTGATATGGAATGTGGAGGGTGTAGATGAAGAACATTATTAAAGACAATTGTATCAATCCTAACTATCAAAATCTTCTAGAGAGCACTATGAGATATGATACAGATTTTAGGTGGGTGTATCATGACAATCTTAGTGAAGATGGTGAGAGTCAGTTAGTAGGTTTCTCTCATATGTTTATATTGAATGGTAATTCTACAAGTAAATACTCTGGATTGTTTCTTCCATTAGTATTTGAAGCATGTCATAACACAGGCATATCAATATCAAAGGTCATACGTGGTAGATGTTTTTTACAAACGCCAGGTGTAAGAACAAAAGAGTATGATTCTATGCATGTTGACCTACCAGATCCACATTTGACATGCCTATATTATGCATCAAACAGTGATGGTGACACGTATTTTAGCGAAAGGATGTACGGAGAACCGCTTGCTGAATATGGTATAAATAGTAGAGTATCTCCTATAAAAGGTAGATGCGTTTTCTTTGATGGTCTACGATTTCATTCGAGTAGTAAACCAACAGAAAAACCTCGATTCGTAATAAACTTTAATTTCATACCCTGATAACCATGGATCCTGCACAACTGAAAACAAACTTTGAAGAGCAAATAGGTAAGACTGATGCTCAAATAACAGAGTTAGAAACAAATTTAGCAAAAGCAAAAGAATATAAACTTAAATTAGTAGGTGGTCTAGAAACTCTAGGATTACTAGAACAAAAAGAAGAAACACCTGACGCAGCACCCGCAAGCATCGAACCTTCCTAAATAGGAACGAAGGGATTATAGTATCTAATGGCAACGCCAGCATCTAAAACTGATCTGATTACATATTGTAAGAGGAATTTGGGAGAACCTGTGTTACAGGTTAACGTTGATGATGAACAAGTAAATAATGTTATAGACGACACGTTTCAGTTCTTCCAAGAGAATTGTTACAATGGTATGGAGCGTTGTTATCTTGTGCATGAGATAACTGCTGCTGATAAGACTCGTCTTGCAGCAACTGTTTCTACAACAAAAACAGATGGTTCAGATACTGTAACTTGGAATGAAGCAACAAATTATATACCTATACCAGCTCATGTAACTGGTATCAGTAAGGTTTTTGGAATGGTAGGTAACTCTATTCGTTCTAACTTATTTGGTGTTGAGTACAGAATGTTCTTAAATGACTTGTATGCTTTTGGATCCCTTGATATCTTAAACTACTACATGACCAAACAATATCTAGAGACTCTAGATATGGTTTTAAACAATGGTTCATTCCAGCAGTTTAGATATACTCAGCGTCGTGATCGTTTGTATCTTGACATAGATAAAGACTTCTTACAAGAAGGACAGAATCTATTGATAGAGGCTCATCGTATGATTGATCCTACAGATGCAACAGAAATGTATAATGATATATTTGTAAAAAGATATGCTACTTCACTGTTAAAGAAACAGTGGGGACAGAACTTAATCAAATATAATAATGTACAACTACCAGGTGGTGTAACACTTAATGGTAGAGAACTTTACATGGACGCACTAGCAGAAATTGAGAAGATCGAAGCAGAAGTTCTCAGTAAGTATGCTATACCGCCAATGGATATGATCGGATAAAATGCCTACCAGTTCCTATTTCCCAACTTATCATCAAGGTCACAGTGGTGAACAAACCCTCGTTCAGAATCTTGTGGATGAGCAAATCAAACTGTTTGGTTCTGACATATACTATCTACCCAAAACAATCTTAGCAGATAGCACTTTGGATGAAGTTAGATACACCAAGTATCAAGACCAATTCCAAATAGAAATGATGTTAGTTAACGTCATGGGTTTTGGAGATAATGCAGAATTCATAAGTAAATTTGGTTTGACCATCACAGACGAGATAATTTTTCGTGTGTCTACAAAAAGATGGGATGAAGAAGTAGCAGAGCATAGTATGTCTGCAAAACTCACAGTTCCTGAGAGACCTAATGAGGGAGACTTATTATATTATCCTCTCACACAGAACTTGTATGAAATTAAGTATGTTGGAAAGGAAGAACCATTCTTCCAGTTTGGTAAGATTCAATTTTATGCGATTACTGCAGAACTATATCAGGTTGGTTCAGACGATCTTGCAACTGGTATTGCAGAGATAGATGCAATAGAAGTATTATTCGATACTGCTATATCTCTTACAATGGGTGTCGGGGGCACAGGAGACTTTACTGTTGGTGAGACGGTAACTGGTGGTACTACTTCTACCACTGCAGAAGTCAAAGCATGGGATAGTTCTACAAGAATACTACAGGTAATTAATAGGACTGGAACATTTGCTGCAAATGAATCACTCACAGGAAATGATAGTAGTGCTGTATGGGTTGTATCAACCTTTGATACATTACAGAATACAGCAAGTGAATACGATCAGAATAGAGCAATCGAAAATGAAGCTGACAATGTAGTTGATTGGTCAGAAGGTAATCCATTCGGTGAATTTGGTAATTTTACAGGTAGTATCTAATGTTAGGATCACACTTTTACAACCAGATAGTTCGTAAGAACATCATAGCATTTGGAACACTCTTCAATAATATTACACTGAAGAGCACAGATCCAAGCACTGGTGCTGTATTAGAAGAATTAAAAGTACCGTTGGCATACGGTCCTAAACAAAAATTTATTGTACGTTTAGAAGAGAACGCTAGTTCTAGAAAAGTAGCGATTACTTTACCTAGACTGTACTTTGAAATGACAAGTATTGATTATGATCCTACCCGTAAAACTTCTCCTATACAAAAATATAAAACAATTATCAATGGGAATCAAGAAGAGGTAAGAGTACAGTACGTTCCCGTGCCATACAACTTATCATTTGAACTTGGTGTCATGGCAAAGTCACAGGACGATGCTCTACAAATTACTGAGCAGATACTACCATACTTCCAACCATCATTCTCTGTAACTCTTAACATGATTCCTGATATGAATGAGAAGAGAGATATTGCTGTTGTATTAAACAATGTATCATACGAAGATACATGGGACGACAGTTTCTATGAACGTAGATACATCATCTATACTTTACAGTTCCAGATGAAGACTTATCTATACGGTCCTTACAACACATCAGATGTTATTAAGAAAGCAATCATACATGAAACACTTGGTGATACTGCAACTAGTCGTAGAACTATTACTAGAACATATACACCAAAAGCAAAAACAGATATCAATAGTGATGGTCAGATAGATGCTGCTGATGACGTATTAGTAGATGCTGGTGATGACTTTGGATTTAATGAAGGGATAGAATTCTTATGAACCTAGAAGATAATATGGAAGAACTTCTTAACATGGAAGTAGAACCAGTGACAAAACCTAATATTCCTAAAGTAAAATCTAAGGAAGATGATCTAGAGAAAGATTATGAATATACTCGTGGAGAGTTATACTCTCTCATAGATCAGGGTCA